TCAACTAATTCTTTTGCTGCGAGGGTGTGGCTATAATACACTTCACTATTTTATTGCTATCGGTAGCCATTATTATAATTCCACCTTCGCGAGTCTTAGGTAGGCGTACTGCTATTTCTTTAGCAAATGCCTCTACGTCTTGAATAAATTGACATTCCATATTAGTTCCTTTCTAATTTGTTATGAGTTATTTGGCAATTTCATAAAGCACATCCATATTGTTTTGCTCTGTCTTCCGGTAGTATGCCCAAATAGAGGCTTAAAAGGGATAACAGACAAAACTTCCGCAGCTTTTATCTCACTCTCGTTCCATTTGAATACAAGCGTGCCGTTAGGCTTCAAGACGCGCATACACTCAGTAAATCCATCGTGTATGAGTGACTGCCAGCCTTTCGGCAGTTTGCCGTACTTTTTTGCCATCCATGAGGTTTCACCAAGCGTTTTCAAATGTGGCGGATCAAACACCACTATGTAAAAAGAATTGTCCTCAAACGGCAAGTTGGTAAAATCGGCTATTATATCCGGTTTTATCTCTATGGTTCTGATTTTATCCCTGTCCTTGGCAGTTACTACCTCCGATCTCTTATCAACGAATAAGACAAGAGGATTATGTTTGTCAAACCAAAACATTCTACTGCCACAGCAGGCGTCTAATATGACCTTTGTTTCAATCATTCTTTTATTGTTTTTTAATTAATTACTTCCGCTAAACCTCCTTAAGCTCTCCATTGACTAGCATATACCATGTGTCAGCCTTAACCTTTTCCCCGTCAACTTCAAACGCCTTGACCTCCTTAATCGGGTAGGTATCACCGTCCCATTCTCCACGTTCTGCGAGGACTATCCAGCAACCTATAGCTCCCTTAGCCTTACACCCGTATCCGGCAGCAAGAGCAATGCTATCCTTGCCTGTGGCTGATGCTGCACCTCGGTCACCTGTGGCTGATGCTGCACCTCGGTCA